TAATCACGCGCGCGCGCGTCCCCGGGTAAAGCCTCGGGGGGGGATAGATCACTGCCGGCAAAGGGGCCTTGGGCCCCAGGGTGCAGCGATTTTGACCCCCTTACCCCCCACCACTGACATTTGGGCGGCGCGGGGGTCCCCTACCATTCCCGGGACAGCAAACCGAGCCCTAAAGGCGGTGGTTTGTTGCCCCTTTGCTTGTTACATCGGGAATGGGCGGCGGCGAGGTTGTCCGGGTCTTCCCGTAGTTCAGGATGGGTTGACCAAGGCTTGACGTGGTCCACGCTGAACGCCATGTCATCGTCCGGCGGCAAGGTGTAGTCAATGGCCAGGCCGCAAAGCCAACATGGATTCTTGCGGGCCTTGAGGTCACGGGCTAATCGCTTGGCGCGTTGGGTCCGCCTTGCGGTTGGCGCGCCGGCATGGGTGGCCATGGACTACCCCCCTCGGTGTACCCCCCCGGGTGGGTTGCACCCACCCCCCTGCCCCGGCATAGACCGGACAATGGGGTGGCAGGGGGATGGGGTCCTGGTTGGGCTTGGCATGGGAAAGGCCCGGGCCATTGAATGACCCGGGCCTATGTCCCCCCGGCTACCCCTAGCCGCGCCGCCCCCTAAGATTGGGGCGGCCCCCAAATGCCCCTGATTGGGGGATGGGGCTATGGGGGCCTAGGTGGCCGGTGGTGGTCAGCGGGAGCCGCAGAGCCACCGGTGCCACCTGCCCCCAAGTGTTCACTACCCCGGCTCGTCTAGTCAAGCTGGACGATATGACCGCTCGTGTTATCCGTCACATTGCTTACTAGCATGGGGGCTCGGTGCCGGGCGGTGGCCGGTGGGCGTCCGATATGTAGACGGGTTGTTCTTTGGTCACGTGCTGGACCCATGCCATGCCGCGGGCCCTACACTCGGGACGCCCGCAGACGGACACGGCGGCATGGGCGCGGGTCCGGTCATACTTGCCGGGCTGGTTGGTGACTATGCCGGCGCGTTCCCGGTGGTCATGCGGGCATGGGTCTTCCAGCCGGTGGGCCCCGCCGGTCACTGGTCCGCCTTGGGCCGGCCTATGGCCCGCCCCAGGTCTTCCAGGACGTCCGCGCCGTTCACCAGGTCTTCCGCGCTTATGCGTTCCCATCCGTCCCCCAGGGTCACGGATATGACGGTCCCGTCTATGGGTCCGTCAAAGTGGTGGGGGCCGTCATGGTCCGGGCCCATGATGCATTGGCCAAGGTAGGCCAGGGCGGGGGCCTCGTGGGGCTGGCCGCAACGGGGGCCGGGGTGGCAATGGCAGGGGCAACCGGTGGCGTCATCGGCCACCTCGTCCCACCCCACGTTGGGGCATTTGTTGTGGTTATCGTCCCGGCAATCGGGACTTGGCAGGACGGCCATTTAGACCAGGACCCAATCCATGCGTACCCAATTCAGGTAATCGGGTTGCAGCATAAGCAACGCGGCATAGCCTTGGGCCTTGCCGTTGGTTTCGGCCAGCAGGTGGGACGGTTCCGGGTGGTCCGCCCATTCCTGGCCGGTAATGGCCCACCGCTTGGTGTATGCGTCATCAGGACGGCCCGGGATTAGCCCGGCGGTGACTTCGAGAATGAACTTTGCCGATTCGGCCATGGGTTGGGTCCTTTGGTGTCCGGACACCCAAAGGGCGGGTCCGGGCAAGGGACCCGCCCTTGGATGCCACTTAGGGAGGTGGTAGGGCCTAGCGTACCGCGGACCGTCTATTGGCCGTCTACAATTGACCCCGTGTCTAACCCTGCCCCTGATTACTTGGCTTGCACCAAGCCCCCGCCCCGTGACCTGCCCTTTACGGGCCTAGCGTCCTGCCTTGCCCCGCGTAACCATGATGGGCCTTGCGAATTCGGGGCCGGGGACGGGGCCCGGGTCATCATTCGGCAGGGCCCGCCGCCCGAGGTGCTGATTGCGTGGGCCAATGACTACCACCGCAAGGCCCGGCGGGCCTATAAAACCTCCATGGTGTCTTCCCTGGTGTCCGCGGTTTGCGCCGGCTGGTTGCTTATGGACGCTATCCGGTCCGTGACCGGCTAAACGCAACGGGCCACCGGGGTGTCTAGAATTCCCGGTGGCCCGTCTATAGGTCCGTCTTGGGGTGCCGTTCCAGCCATTCAACCGGGGTGCTATTCAGTCGCCCGGCCCCACGGGGAGGGACCTACTAGGGGCCAGTCTAGGCGGTCCGGAACAGTCGCAATATACGGCCCGCCAGTAGACCCCCACCAGTTCCCAACGGACGTGGCAACATGACGCGGTCCGGACGGGGCCGTGGCGGTGCCGGCAGGTGGGGCACCATTGCCCGGTGGCCGGCATGGCCTAGACGTCCGCGCCCATGACTTTATAGCCGGCCCGGAAGTGGCGGAACGCCCGGGCTTCCATGGGGGTTAGTTCCTGCCCGTCCGTCCGCAGCACTTCCCACCCGTCCCCCAGGTCTATGGCCACCACGTCCAGGCGGAACCGCTTTAGGTAGTGGGCCTCCAGGGCCTTGGCGAACCGGGCCCGCTGGTCAGCGCGGCTATTCGTCATCAGGTCCGCCCAACATGCCCATTTTGGCCAGGTCCCGGGCCTCCAGCAGCGCGGACACGGCATGACGCCAATAATGGTTGTCCATTAGGGCAATGCCGGTTCCGGGCTTGGCGTCCCGGGCGTTGGTCAAACATTCGGCCATTAGGGCAAGCCGGACGTTGCGGTTATGCCGGTCCAGCGGTTCCCCGGACGGGGACGTGGCCCCGGGCTTTAGGTCCGCTTCCACGGTGTCCCAATTCAGCAGTTCGAATAGGTGGATAGCGTCCATGGCTTCCCGTTCGGTCAGGGTGACCGACAGGTCCGGCGACGTCCACCACCGGCCCCCGTCCTGTTCGCCATGCCACCCAATTACGCCGGCCAAAACGTCCCCAGCAGGAGCCCCAGGGCCGCGGCCACGGTCAGCAGTTCTTTTAGTTCCAGGTCCATTACTTCCCCCCCTTTTTGCCGGCCATGCGGACGGCGACACGGTAAACCTCGGCTAAATCGTAAAGGGCGCGGCCTTTTGCGTCCTGCCCGTGAATGGTCAGGAGCCCGCGGTGGGCCCACCCCCTAATGGTGGACTTGGGCCGGTCCACGGCCAGGGCGGCGGATACCGAATCCACCAAGACGGTCTGTTCGGTCATGGTTGGGCCTCCTGGTGGCCGTCAAGGCATCGGTTACGGTAGGACCGCCGCCCGCCGTCATCGGTCAGGTAGTGGGAATATCCGATGTCGAATTTTTCGATGGGCTGGCCGCAGTGGCGGCAAACCAGCATCCCGCAGCAGTGGCAACGGGTCATTTGAGCCGGCCTTTCCGTTTGACGCCCCAGGGGGTCTTCCCCGGCTGGAGGATGGTGGTTGCATCCCCGGACACCGGCCAGGGCCACCCCTGGTTGGCGCGGGTTTCGGCCTTGGCCACGCTTTCGGTTGCCAAGGCGGGGTTATCGGCCTTGGCCGCGGCGCGGTCTTCCGCTTCCGGGGTTGTGTGGTCCGGGGTCATCCGGCCCACGCTTCCGGGTTTTGGGGCAGCTGGACCACGGCCACGGTGGCCAGGAGGGCCGGCTTGCCCCGCCATAGGCCAAACTTGAAATTGGGGACCGACACGGGCCGCAGCCCCAACAGTTCATATTCGGCCCGCAAGTCCCCTTGGGCTTCCGCCATAAGGTCCATGCGGGTTTGGTTCGAATCCACCACGGGCCAAACCATATGGAACGTGTCCACGGTTCAGGCCCCGGCCTTGGATGGGCCGGCAAGGGCAAAGTCCGTTTGGACTTCCCCGGTCCGGGCCCATCGGTCCAGGATTGCCCATTGCCATGGTTCCAGGGCCAAGCCCAGGGCGCGGACGAAAGCCGCCAAGGCTTCCGCGGCGTCATGGCCGGCCAGCCAAAGCCGGCCCCCGGGCGATTCCGAAAGCCCGCGGCGCATATAAAGTTCCGCCAATCGGGGTTGGCCGGTCCGTAATGCTTTTTCGGCCCGCCTAATCCATTCGGTCATGTTCTTTGCCCCTTTCGTCTATGTTCTTTGGACGGTCCGGGCCTAAAAAGGCGGTTCCGTGTCGGGCCCGTTGCCCCATCCGCCGGCGTTGGCCGATGCCCCCGCGGGGGTGGACCACGGGTCATCTTGGGGCGGCTGGTTGGCCGGCTGGCCCCCGCCCTGGTTCCACCCGCCGCCGGGCGGCTGTTGGGACCTGGTTATCCGCTGGACCTTGGCTTGGGCGTACCGCAAGGAGGGCCCGATTTCGTCCACTTCCAGTTCAATGACGGTCCGCTTTTCGCCCTCTTTGGTTTCATAGGTCCGGGACTTTAGCCGGCCCGTGACGATGACCCGGGACCCTTTGGTCAGGGACTCGGCCACGTTTTCCGCGGCTTCCCGCCATAGGCTGGCCCGTAGGAACAGGGTTTCCCCGTCTTCCCATTCGTTGGTCTGCCGGTTGAAAGTCCGGGGGGTACTTGCCACGGTGAAATTGGCCACGGCATGACCGCCCGGGGTGAATCTAAGTTCCGGGTCATTGGTCAGGTTGCCAATAACCGTGATGGTGGTTTCACCGGCCATTAGTTCAGTTCCGCCAGTTCGGCGCGGTGGTCTTCGTCCCACGAATCGGCCACGGACCGCAAAAAGTTGGCCAAAACGGGTTTGGGCATCCCGTTGGCCCACGCTTCCACCTCAAAGGCCACGTGGCCGTCCGGGGCGTCCGGGTGGTCTTCCGGGAGGGGTCGAATGATGACGCCGGCCACGGCGGTGGTGGCGTCAATATGGACGCATTGGTGGCCCGGTTCGCCGTGGGGCGGGTTGGGGGTTTCCTGGTCAGCCATTGAGGCTCCTTTTCTTATCGGCATCCGCCCAAAGCCTGTTCAGGCGGCGGCGTTCGGTATCGGTTAGCAGGACGGCGCGGTCATAGACCGACAGGACGCGGGCCGCGGGCGCGGTCCACGTTTCCACGGTGTCTTCCGTGGACAGTTCCAGGTCCCCCACCGGTTCCACCCGGTAAAGGTCCCCGCGCCCGTAAAGGCTGGCATGGAACTTGGCGTAAAGGCGGACGGGCGTAAAGTAGACCGCCTCGCGTTGGGACGGGCCGTCAAGGCCAAGGTGGGCCCCGCCGGCGGCGCGGGCCAGGCACCAGGGGCAACCGTCATGGTGGCGGCGGGAATGGCCCGGGACCAGCAGGTCCCCGGGGCGTAAGTCCGGGACGCCGCCGTGGTAAAAGAACCCCGGCGCGGTCATCATGTTGGTCATCAGGATGACCGCCCCAGCAGCCGGGCCATGTAATCGTCCTGGCCGGCCTTGGTCAGCCACCACGGGACGGTCCGGACGGGCATTGCCAGTTCGTGGGCTATCTTGCATTCCAGGGCCGCGCCCCGGGACCCGCCGGCACCCGGCAGGATTGCCACGCCGTCCGTGGTCAGCAGTTGGGTTATGCCTTTCCGCATCCAATCCCCCCAGGACAACCCGGTCAGTGGTTCCAGGTCCGCTTCCGCCGGGTTGACCACTTGGAAGCCGGCCCGCCGCAGCCGGCCCGCGGCGGCATGGAACGCCGGGTAATTGTTTTCCGGATGCCCGGTCATCGGGCCGGCCAGGTAAAGCCGGGTCACGGGATGACCGCCACGATGACCCCCAGGACCAGCAGCAGGACCGCGGCCATGACCGGGGACCAGTGGGGCGGGTGGAAGTCCGGGACCCGCCGGCGTCTTTTTTCCATGGCTTATCCGTTCGGTGAATTTAGACGGTCAGGGCGCGCAAAAGCGCCCGTTAGGAAACGGAAAGTTGCCGGAAGTCCGGCGCGGGCATGGCCGCAAGTTGAATCATGCCCACCGCCACCCGTTCCAGCAGGGCCGGCGGGAGGGGCTCGTCGCCCGTGTCTACACTGACACTTACCCCCTCCTCGTCGGTCCAAATCGGTGTCAAGACCACCCGGCGGTCATCGAGACTTACCACCCTTTCGGGGCCTAGCGCGAAACCATCCGCCCGCATTTGCCAACCTGCCATAACTGCAAGCCCTCCCAGACTTAGGCCGTCTACGATTTATAGACTACGTGTTAATTTAGTGCCGTTTGACGGTTCGGTCTATGCGTCAATCTGACTTTTTTATATCGAGTTGACGGGGTAGGATACCCGCCCGGTAAATGCCTATTTAGACCCTGTCATATGGACCGGCAAAACGGCGTCAAGTGTCCGGGTATCCCCGCAAGCCGGGTTACCGCAACGAATGACCATACGTTCCGGGACCACCCAAAGGGCCGGCACCCCGCAAGCCGGGCAAGGTTCAGTCAGGGCGAAAGGCCGGGACCGGTCCCCGAATATCCAGCCGGCCCGGCGTTCCAGTTCCCAGGCCCCCCGGGATACGTCATCCCCCAAGGCCGGGTCTTCCCCGTAGACGGTCCCCAGCCCGCCGGCCAGGAACAGCAGCCCGGACCGGACGCGGGCCGTCCGGGCGTCGCCGTTGTCCCGGGGGCTCATTGCCCAAACGCCGGCCCCCACGCCAAGGCGCATGGCCCCGCGGGTCAGGGGCAGGAACCGGGCTAGGAACCGGTCTATTTCGCCCATGGTGTCCAGGACTTCCACCCGGATGGGGACCCGGGGGCCGGCGGGGCCGCGGGTTATCAATTCGGTTGCCGGCTTCCCGCCCTGGCCGGCGGCAAGCATGGTCCGCAATTCCGCGTAACGTTCGGCCAGGACCTCCAGCCGGCCCGCCGTCCGGGCGATATGCGCCGCCAACAGCCGGGCCTCCTGGTCTTCCCATTCGGTCATGGTGTCCCCCAATCCAACGTCAAAGCCACGCCCGGTTCCACGGCGTCCGCGTAAAACTTGCCGGTCCCGCCAAGGCCAACGCATAGGGCGTCATCCGCCCAAACGCCGGCCACCTTGAGGGAATCGAAAACGGCCCGGACCAGCTTATCTAGGTCCGGCTTTACTGCCGGGTAGACCGGCGCGGACGGTTTCAGGACGCCGGCATTGCGTCCGGTGCCGTAATGGCCCTTTGGCCGGGGCAGGTAGAAAAGGGCCGTCACGATGACCGGGCCGGCAAGGGGTGGCCGGTCCACGCCCCAGGCGGACCGGGCCCGGGCGGACACCAGGGCCCGCCATGCGGCCAAGTTCTTATTGGCGTCCACCATGACCACCTTTCCCGTTTTGGAATGGCGAAAAGACGTCTTGGACCCTTGCGGGACGGGTACACCATTGACCCGCAGTGACCACCCATCGAGGGCGGCGTAAATGTCCGTCTGCCCCGGCAGGACCGGAACGGGGGCCGGCTGTTCGGTCATCAGTTATCCCCATCGTCCACAAAGTTATCAACAGGCGTCCCGGCTTTTTGGACGGGGACGGCGCGCCAAAGGAGGGCGGCGTTTCCGAACCGGGACCGCCCGTCCCCGTCCGGGACCTTTTCCACTTCCCCGTCCCGGACCAATTCGTTGCAGCGGGTCCGAATGGACGAATCGGACGCCATGGGCCAGCCAAGCCGGGTGGCGTATTTGCGGTATAGGACTATCAGTTGGTCATGGGTCAGACCGTCCCGGGCTTCCGGGGCGGCGGTCAGGATGCCCAGGACCCGGGACCGGACCGTGGTAACCATCGGGGCCACCTTGGCGGCGGCGGCGTGGGACGTCCCGGGGTCAGTGTTGCGGGCGCGTGGTTCCATTAGGACTCCCAATCTTCGAATAGGCGGGGTTGCCGGGTCAGCCGCAGCCAGCCCAACAGTTCAGGCAATAGGACGTCTGGACCGAACGTTAGGAACGTCCCGTCCACGGAATCGCACCCCCGCTCGAGGGCCAGCCGGTAGCGGCGTTGGCTGTTGACCCGGCCCATATGGACCCACTTTCCGCGGGCCTTGGCTTCCCGGATCAGGCCGGCGGCGGCGGGGCCCAATTTCCATTCCGTGGTCCCGCCTATGAACAGGACGTCCAGGTCATCCCACGGGACGGTCAGGTCTTCCAGACCGTCTTGGGCGACGAGGGCGGCGGGGTAGCCCAACGCCCGGATTTTGGGCAGGAACGGGGCGGACCGTTCCAGGGTGGCGGCGGCGTCGCCCACCACGTCCGGGGCGGTGGCGAACAGGCAGGACCCGGCGTCCGCGGCGTTCCGGGCCAGCCAGGACAGGAACTTTTCGTCCCCGGGGTAGCCCTTGCCAAAGCAACCGTTATCCGCGCACCAGGTCACCCCGGGGGGCCGGCGGTTGCCTTGGGCGGGGGTGTCAATGAACCCCAGGGCCCCGGCGGTTATGGCCGCGGTCACCGCGGGTCCGGCGGGGTTGGCAAGGTAGAGCATTGGATTTCCATTCCGGCGGTGTCCCATGCGGTGGTCACGGACCGGACGGTCAGCCCGGGGTAATCGGCCAGGGCCCCCCGGATGGTTTCCGTTAGGTCTTCATGGCTTATGGAGACGTCCCGCCACCCGTCCAGGTAGGCCCGTAGGGAGTGCAATTCGAAAGTGTGGGTTTCGACTTCCCACACAATGGCCACCCCGCCGGCGTCCACCTCGTCCCGGAACGGGCACCGGTGGACCAAGGGGGCGTGGACTTCCATTTGGCCGGCGGACGCCCGGACGGCCAGGGGCCGGCGGGTCATGCCGGCACCGCCCGCCGGCGGCTGGTCCGGACGGCCACCACGAGGGCCACCACGGCCCCGGTAACCACCAGCTTGCCCACCAGCTGGCCCGGCAAGGCCAGCAGGGGGAAGCCGGCCACGGTCAGGAACACCACGGAATCCACCAGGGCCCCCACGGCGTTGGATGCCACCGCGGCCCGGATATAGCCGCGCCGGCGCAATGGGGTGTAGACCGCCAGGTCCGTTAGTTCGGACACGGCGAACGCCGCGGCGGATGCCAGGGCAATGGCGGGGGCGGCAATGGCCAGGGACAGGACCGCGCCGGCCAGGGTGACCGCAAGGGCCCACCGCTTGCCGGCGGTGTCCTGTACCGCGTCCCGCAGCACGAAAGACAACCCGGCAAAGTAAGTTCCGGCGGTGGCGGTCAGACCGAACCCCACCGGGACCATGCCATAGGCCGAGGTCACGTAGTTGGCCCCCAGGATGCAGCCCAGGAACCCCGCGCCGGCGGCAAGGGCCCGGGCGGTCATGCCGGCCACCGCATGGCCCGGACAATGGCCACCAGGCCGGCCAGGAACCAAAGGGCCACCAGCATGGCCAGGACCAGGAACAGCAGGGCAACGGATAAGACCGCCCATGATGCTTGGATAAAGGCCACATAGGCCACGGACGCGGACAACGTCATATCCCCACCTCGATTTCCAGGACGCCTTGGGCAAGCCGGTTGGCGGTCAGTTCGCAATATCGCTCTTCCAGTTCCACGCCTATGGCCCGCCGGCCAAGGTTCTTTGCGGCCACCAGGGTGGACCCGGACCCGGCGAACGGGTCCGCGATAACCCCGGGCGGGCACTTTTCCAACAGCCGTTCCATAAGCGGGACGGGCTTGGGGGTGGGGTGGGCGTCCCGGTTGCCCACGGGGGGTTTGCGGTGGACCAGGACATTGGGTCCGCGCTTGCCGGTGAAGCCGGCCCCCAGGACGTATATTTCCTCTTCCGAATTGCCCCACGGGAACGTCAGGTCCCCCATCCCGGGGTCATCCCCTTTGGACCAAATCAGGCGGGCCCGGACGCCGGCAGGGCGCGGGACGGACCACTTGCCAAAGACCAGGGCGGGCCGGTCCCCCCAGGCCGCGAGGGCGGCGTCCCGGGCCGCGGTGGTGGCGTCGCCGGCCACGGGTTGCCGGGGCCGGCCCTTGACCCGGTTTGACTGATAGGCCACCCCAAAGGGCGGGTCCGTGACCAGGACGTCCGCGGCCAGCCATTCGGGGACGGCCAAGCAATCCCCCAGGTAGAGGGTTACGTGTTCGTCCTGATAGTAGGGGGCCGTCATTGACCCACTTCCCCGGTGCCGGCGTCCACTACCTGGCCGGGGATAAAGGTCTGGACCTGTTCGTCCACCTGCCGGGCCAGGGCCAGGCCGGACGATTGGGGCAGTTCGCCGGCCAGGGCCCGCAACGCGGTTTTGCGTATCATGGCGTCACGGTCCGTCTTCCACGGTCCGGAATCCCCCGCAGCCCCCCGGGCCTTGCGTTCCATGACCTCGGGCAACGTCATGTAGACGTGTTGGACGTCGCCGCCGGCCAGTTTGGCCACGGCCAGGACGCCCACGATTTCCCGCCCGGTGGGGTCCCCTGGTTGCTTATCAAAGTCAAAGAACGGGCCCCGTTCGGAATTGGCACCCTCGCGGAACGTGTCCCCCTGATAGACCAACCACGCCTTGACCGCGCCCACCCTGCCGGACCGGCGGGCCAATTCGATTAGCCCGCGGTAACCCACGATGGGGACCACGGACGGAACGCCCTTTATCCGGCGCGGGGTTAGGTAGAACTGCCCCAGGGGCCCGCCCACCTCGAGCCCCAGGCGGGCCGCGGTCAGGAACGCCCCCAGCAGCGATTCCGCGGAACACTGTTGCAGGTCCGGGGATTGCCTAAGTTCGGTTACGGCGGTCCGCATGAACTGTTCCACCGGGACGTGTTTGGGCAGGGCCTTGGCGAATTCGGACTCCATGGACTTGACCAAGTCAAAGGCCGTTGCCCCGCCGCGCTGGACCTGCTTTTCAGCAATTTGGTTGGCCAGGGCATCCCCGGTCTGTTCGGTCATGCTTCCGCCTCATCTTTGGCCCGGAAGACGTGGAACGGCGTTCCGGGGCGGGTGTATTCGGTCACTACTTCCAGGACGTCCGGACGGTCAGCGGCCAACGCTTTTTTGTCCAGGGTCCGGCGGACTTGGGTTTTGCACCTGGCCACCACTTCCCCGTCCAAATCGGCAATGGCGGTCCGGGACCCCATGGCCAGGCGCATGGCGTAGGACGCCCGGTCCGCCTCGTCTTTGGCTTCCCGGGCCCGGCGTTTGGCGTCCAGGTACTTGGCCAGGTGGTCTTCCAGGTCCGGGGTTAGGGTCAGGGCGTCCAATGATTCGTCCGCGGGGTAAAGGCTGGCCAGTTTGGCGGCATCGGCAAAGACCGGCTCGGGCCGGACGCCGGCCACGATATGGTCCGCCCACCACTTGCCGGCGTATTGGACCAACTGGTCTATGACCCGTTCAGACCTGGCCACCCGGAACGGTTCGGCCAGCCGCATGGGGCCGGCGTCGCCGCCCACCCCGCAAGTGACCCAACACTCCTCCATCCCGGTTACCGCCATTTGCTGTTGGACTTGGACTTGGATTCCCGCCGGCGGGACGCCCTCGAGCCAGTTCCGCCGGTAGTTGTGAACGGACGTTGTCTTGACTTCCAGCAGGGCCACCACGGGGTTGTCCCGGCCCCCGCGGGCGGCAAGGCCATAGTCCACCGTGGCCAGCATCCAGGGGTGCCGGGGGTGGGCCAGCAGCCCGGGGGTTGGAACCAGTTTCCCGAGGTGGGGATGCTTTTTGACGGTCCGGCGGGCCACCGGGGCTTCCAAAATATGGCCCCAGGCGGTGGCCTCGGATAGTTCGTCATCCGCCGGCGCGGCGGGCGCGGTCTTTTCCAACCAGACGTCAAGGGCGGTCCGGTAGTTGTTCAGCCCCAGGATTGCCGCGGTATCGGATGCCCCTAGGCCGGATTTGCGGGCGGCAAGCCACCGGCCCCGGTCCTTTCGGTAGTCTTCCGCGGCCAGGACCAGGACCCCGCCCAACCCCCGCGGCATCATAGGACGTCCCCGGCCAGGTCAGCGGCGTGGGCGAACAGGTCCCCCGTGGGGACCCCCAGGGCATCGGCAATGGCCGCGGCCTTTCGTTGTTCAATGCCGCCCTTGCCGTTGCGGAGGTTCTGGACGGTTTGGTGGGACACCCCGGATTCTTTTTCAATCTTCCAGACCCCCTTATTGGCGTCCCGCATGGCCACGGCCAGGGCGGTTTCCCCGCCGCCGGGCGCGGTCCGGGCGCGGACGTACACCTTGACGTCCGGCAGGTCCGGCAGGTCTTCCAGGATTGGCACGTCTAAACCTTTCGTGTTCCCCGTCTAAGTTCTTTAGACGTTTCGACGTTAGCAGGGGCCCGAGGTCAGGACCAAGGCACCAGGGACCCATCCGGCGTGGCGTCCGTTCCGAACCACCAGGGCGCGGCGGCGGGGTGTCTAATGTCGGAGGGACGTGCTAAGGGTGCTGGCCAATTTCTGGACGCAACCGTCTATGTTTTATAGACTCGGCCTAGGTGTCAGGGGGACGCCGTCAAGCATGACCAAATGGACCACCAAAAGGGAGCAACCGTAATGACCGCAGAACAGGACCAGGAAAAGCCATTGACGCTATCGGACCTAATCCGGAACCACCAGGACCGGACGGGGGATTCTTACTCAATGATTGCCAACCGCGCCGGCCTTTCCAAAGCCAAGATTGGCCAGTTAGCTAACACCAAGCAAAACAACATGCCACGGGCGGACACCATCGAGCGGTTGTCCCACGGTCTAAACCTGCCCCTAAAGGTGGTTCAGGAAGCCGCCATGACCACCGCCGGCATAACCCCGGACGGATACGCCGGGGGCCACCGGCTGGACCTTATCGTGGCCACCTTGCGGGACCTGGCCCCCGATGACTTGGAAACCGCCGCCGTGGTCATCCAATCGCTAAAGGACCGGCGGACCTTGCGGGCCGCATCCTAGAACATGAAAGACCCCCGGCGCGGGACGCCGGGGGTCTTTTTTGTGGAGACGGGCCCCGGCGTGTCGGATACCTGGCCGGGCCCAATTCTTAAGATATGTTTGCAAAAAGCGAAACCGCCCGGGCCGGCAAGCCCGAACGGTTTCTAAGCTAGAACGTTCGTCTTAGCCCCGAACGTCTGCCCTCTGTTCCCTATGGTATAGGGCGGGGACGGACAATTCAGCCGTGACGCGTTCAAGCGTCCGGCTTTTTTTATTGTCCGAATATGGCCCCCGAAAGGATGGAAAGTCCCCGCCGTAATACCCCCTTGCCAAAATCAGGCACCCACCAGCAGCCCAAGACAAAGCCGCCGCCCGGTCCGGCTATTCCGTCATGCCCAAAATTCCGGGGCCCCGCCCATCCCGGGGTCTAACCCACGTTGCAGTGGTCCAGCCTTTACGCGGTTAGGCCCCGCCCCTGGTCCGGATTTGATGCCCGGATAAGCCGGGGTAACGGGTGGATGACGCGGAATTTTCGTGATGGGACGCCGGGGTGAGTGCCACCCAAGTTAGGTGACGTGCAGCCACTTACAAAGGTGGGATGGGGGCCCGGCCCCCGGCCCTAGCGGGCCTCCCCCACGCTGCCGCGGCGGCAAGCCGCCTTGCCCCGAAAAGCGGACTACTAGATACCCACCCACCTAGCCCAAGACTGTATCTAGTACCTCACCTAAGTTAACGCGGGCGCGAAAAATCGCCGGTTCGGAATTTTCGGCCATTGTGGATTAGTGGTCTTGGGCGATTCTTCCGGACCAGCTGGACGGCCAGCTGGTGGCCGCGGCGGGCTTGGGCCTCGGTGTAGTACCGGCAGACGAAACCGTCCAGGGGTCCGCCAAAGACCATGGTTTCGAATATCAGGGGCGGGGCCCAATTCAGCCCCACGCCCATATCCAGGCCCAGCCATATGGTGGATACCCTGCCGGCCCGCCCCAGGTCCGCAAGGCCCACGTGGACCACGCCGCGGGTCTTTGCAGCCACCCAAGCGTCCCGGGGCATCGGTTGGCCCTGCCGGTCAAAGTAAAGGTCCATGGGGCCAATCTTAATTTATGGACGTTTACGTGTTTACGGGGACCCGTAAGCCCGGATATAGTCAGCCCATGACTACCCCTCATAGCCCCGAAACCACCCCCGCCCCCTACCTGCCCCGTGACGAGGTGGAAGCCCTGGCCCAATACCTGGCCGCATGGGAAGCCGCCGTGGACCTCGAGATGGTGCAAGACGAATGGCCCGAATGGGACCGCCCGCAGTTCCGCCAACAGGCCCTCCAGTTCATCCGGATGCATGACGCCCTAACCGCGTTCCGCGCCGGCAACCCCAACCCATTGGCCGGACGATGACCCTCACCATTGCCGTGGCCAACCTGAAAGGCGGGACCGCCAAGTCCACGTCCGCGGCATACCTGGCCCACGCGTTCGCCGGCCTTGGCCGGTCCGTCATCGTGGTGGACGCGGACCCGCAGCAATCCATAACCGAATGGGCGGAACTGGCCCACTGGACCATCCCCACCATTGGCCTAGCGGAAAAGACCTTGCACCGCCGGCTCCCCGGAATCGTTGGCCGCAAATATGACGTGGTCATCATTGACACCCCAGGGGTAAGCCCGCAGAACAAAGCGGAAGCGGAACGGGCCCCCGTGGGCATAGTCCATTCCGCCATGCGGGCCGCGGACCTGGTGGTCATCCCCATTGGCCCCACCACCATGGAAGCCCGCCGGATAGCCCGGACCCTGCTTGCCGTTCAGGACGCCGGCAAAGACCCCCGGGACGTTTGGTTCCTGCTAAACCGGGCCGTGGCCAACGCCGGGTCCACGGAAGCAACCCGGGACCTGCTAACCGCCCGCGGGTCCCACGTGTTCCAGGTGGCAATCCCGCGCCGGGAACCCCTGGCCCAAGCCATGGGCTCGCCCATAACCGGCCCCCTGTTCGGCCACCAATCCGCAGCCATGCAACTACTCGAGGAGACACCATGACCAAGTCCACCAACGCCGCGGCCCGCCTTGCCGCCGTCACCGCGGACCAGCCCGCCCACCAGCCCGCCCCGCCGGCGGTCCGAACCGCCCCGGTCAAAATGACCGTGGAAGTGGACCACGGATTCTATGACTACGTCCGGACCTTTGCCGATGCCCACGGCGTCCCCGCCCGGGTTGGCAAGGTCCGAATCCCCACCGTGGAAGTGTTCCGGGCCCTCATCATGGAATTGCAGGATGACCCGGACCTAGCGGACCGGGTGGCCCAACGCATAGTGGACAACGTGGGCTAATGGCGGCGGACCAGGACCCCCACGCCGGCTTCCGGTACTTCGGCCCCAAGCAGGGGGCCCAATGCCGTTGTGGGGCGTGGTTCTACCCCTTGACGGGCCGGCGGGATGACCAGGACACCGAGCACCGCCGCCACGTCCGGCAGGTCCAGCAGCAGGACGCCGCCGCGCCCCCGGTGCCGGCCCGCGGCCCGGGCCCCAGCGGCATGGAATGGCCCCCACCGCGGTGACCTGGCCGGGGGTGGCCGGGCCCCGGGCCGGCGTCCGGACCCCTAAGCCCGTAGGCCCGTATATCCATAATCGCCCAAGCCCGTAACCACGTAGGCCCGCAACCCCGTGGTTACGGGCCATTTTCATGCGGGAACACGGGTCCACGGGGTTACGTGTTTACGGGGTCACGTGTTGCCGTAAAGGCGTATTGCCGTATTCCCGTATGGATTTTATGCGGGGTCACGGGTCCACGGATGCCCGTAAATCCGGGCCCCCGTGTTTACTGGTTCCCGTGGGTCCGTGAATCCGTGTTCCCGTAGGTCTTCCCATACACGTCTAGACGTGTAACTATTGACGAACAGCAGGAACACCAGCCAAGGAGACACCATGCAGCACTTCGCCCTTTACCCCGGTTCCACTTTCGCTTGCGGCGCGGACGCGTTCGGCCAACGCAACAGCCTTTTGGACCAGGACACCAGCAAGACCACTTGCGAACGGTGCAAGGCCACGGAAGCATGGCTGGCCCATGACGCCCGGGTCCGGGCCATGGTGGCCGCGCCGGTATCCGGCTTTAGCGCCGGCGAAACCGTCACCTATGACGGAAACCGGTTTGGAACCGTTGTCCAGACCACCACGGAACTTATCGGCCACGAGGGGGCCGTCATGGTTCAGGTAAAGACGGCCTACCATAACCTCGTTTGGTTCGAGGCCGGCTACCTGGCCCCGGTGGCCAAGTGAACCGGGAACAGGCGCAAGCCGCCGTGGTGACCTGGTGGGGGACCGCCCACCAGGTCCCCGCGGGGGGCAAGGTGGAAGCGTTCCGCCAGGGCAAGCGGTCCGGCGCGGCCCACCATTGGGAAGTGTTCGTGTCGGACGCCGCGGACGTCATCGTGGACCGGGCCCGGGTCTGGACCTACACCCGCCGCGGCGAGACGGTCATCTATTCGGAAGACAACGTGGTCTTGGCCCGGATGACCGCGCCGCCCAAGGCCGGGGCCGGCATCCGGCTTAGTCAGGTGGCCCCGTGGAATTCGGCCATAAAGAACCCCTACCGGACCCGGTACACCCAAGCCGGCGGGCGTTACTTCCAGGTCCGGGCGGAAGACCTGAACAGTGTTTGGTGGGTCGAGGAGGTCCACCATGACGGGCGGCTTATGGGCTACGTGGGGGACGGTATCGCCCTCAATCTGGACCAGGCCCGGACCATGATTGCCGCGGCGGTGGCCAAATGATTGCCGCCGTCCTGGCCGGCGCGGTCATGCTCGCTTGCCTGTACCCCCTAGCCCGGAACATGGACCAAGCGGACCAAGCGAAAGACGCGGACCCGGTCAGATAGTGACCTTGCTAACTGAAACCGTCTAATTGTGCTGTAGCTTTATAGACGGAAGCCGCAGACCACCGAAAGGATAAACCCCCGTGACCCTCGCATTAGCAGACAACCACGATGGAAACGCCCGCCCGGAAAGGCCCCGCCTAGTGACTGAACAGCCGGAAAGAATCGAATCGGAACAGGCCGTCCACGAGCCTGTTGATAGGTACTATGACGCGGTGGGCCGGCCCCGGAAACTTGCCGCCGGTGCCATGCAAGCAATCATGCGGGAATACCGTTCCGGCAAGTTCACGGCCAAGCAACTGGCCGAACGTTACGGGGTGTCCGTTGGGCTTATTGGAACCATCTGTTACCACACTCCAAAGCGGGCCCCACTTCGCCGTCCGGCCCCGTCAGATAAGCGCCTAGTGGTGGTTCAGAATGACGATTAAGCTCCATGACCTGATAGCCGCCAATAACCTGTTGGTGTCTATGGGCGGTGAAGACCAAATGTCCGCGATTGCGGCTAAGTCCATTGAGTCTTCATTGGAACTTAGGAACCGGATAGAACGGGCCTTGGCTTATGCCGAATCGGCCCCCAATGCTTCGGTCCACGCCCGGAACATGGCCCGGATTCTGGACGGGTCCATAACGGTGGATGACGAACTAAACGAGGTGGACGAATCCCGGTTGCCGCAGCCCAAGCGAATGAACGCGCTTCCGGTGCCGGCTACTGAACCGCGGGACGTCCCGGCCCCCAAGGGCAAGCTAAAGCCGGGCAACGGGTTGGTGGGCAGGTCCACAAAGGAACGCCTCGCCATTCGTGAATGGATAGCCCAACAGGGTTGGGAAGTCGCCCCGTCCGGGCGCATCCCCCAAAAGTATCTGGACCTCTACGATGAAACCCAACGCCACCTAAAGGACCAAGCCAAAGCGGAACGCAAAGCCCAGGCGGAAGCGAACCGCGCCGCCCGCGCCCAACGGGCCATGGACCAGCCCATGGCGGGGCAACTGATTTGATATGAAAACCAAACGCGGAATAGGCCCGGTCCGGTATCTAAGCCGCCCGGAAGTGGCGGAACGTATCGGGGTAAAAACCGACACCCTGAACCGGTACAAACTGCCGGCTCCGGACGCCCAAATAGGGGTCCGCCAAGTGGGTTGGTTGCCGGCGACTATCGACGCATGGAACGCGTCCAGACCGTCCCGGATAAAGGACGTGGACTAAGTGGCCGGCTTTGACGATGACCTCGTTATCTGGACCATTTACGCCCACCCGGCGGACGCCCCGGATAACTACGTCACCCGGCCTTGGGTGGTGGCCAGGGGCGACACTTACCCCGGCCAAGCCCTGTTGGCCGATACGTTGGCGGAAGCCCGGCAGAACGTCCCCCAGGGCCTTTTCCGCATGGACCGGCAACCAGGTGATGACGCCACCATCGTGGAGTCCTGGTTATGACCGGCCCGGGCCTTTTTGACCGGTGGATGACCTGGTGGGTTAGGCTGTTCAGCCGGCCCCGCAAGGCCCGCCACCGGGCCCCCTAGACCGGACGTCCCGGCGGGGTTTGGTTCAGGCTCTGAGACCACCTGAACCAAACGCCCCCAGCCCCCGCCGGGGCGTCCCCAAATTCCGGTTATGCTTACCGGGCAAGATAACCAAATAAGCAGGGTGTTTCTTGCACCAAAAAAGGACCCCGCGTCCAGCCCTTTAGGGGGCCGGACGCGGGGTCCTTTTCTATTTGGCCAGGGGCCCGCCGCCGTCCGCGGAAAGCCGGACCAGCCGCAACGCCTCATTGACTTTTGGAATGGCCGCTATCCGGGCCAGGGTGCCGGCAAGCGCGGTAATGACCACCGCCGCGCCGGCCAGCCCGGCCCGCAGACCCGCCGGCAGGTGGTCACCCATGCCGGCCACGATTTCGTCCAGGACTTCCGGCAGGATGCCCAGCAGGATGGCAAAGGCCGGGATTCCCACCTGAACCACGGTCCGCCAGGTGGCCCGCCAGGGACGGGCCACTTGGGTGGGGACCACGGGCGGGGCCGGGGTAATGGGTTGTTCGGTCATGGCAAGTCCCCCCCTAGTCGATAATCCGCAAGGTTTGGCCGGGGTAAATGGTGGCGTTCACGTCCATGCCGTTGTTTGCCGCCACCACTTCCGCGGTCATGCCGTAATAGCCGGCAATGCTGGTTAGGGTGTCGCCCGGGTCCACCCGCCATTCCAGCGGCCCGGGGATATAGATAACCTGGCCCACCCTGATGACGTTGGGGTCCGGGATGCCGTTAAATTCCGCGATACGTTCCGCGGACGGGGCCCCCACCGCCGGCCCGCCGTAGTAATCGGCAATCTTGGACAGGGTGTCCCCTGGTTCCACAATCCAGTGGAGCCGGGTGGGGTCCGCGCCGGCTTCCGGGGCCGTTGGTTCCGGTGCCGGCGGTGCCGGGGCGGGTGCCGGCGCGGGTGCAGCCGGGGCCCCGCCGTTGGCCAGCTGGTGGGCCAGCTGGTCCAGCCGCCCCAAGTCATAGTTGCCGGGGCAAGCGGTGGCGGTAAAGGACCGGTGGGGCCGCAACTCGAGGGGGCCGTAGACCGCCCTAAGTTCCGCGATAAGTTCCGCCGCCGTCTGATAGTCCCCATCCCAGCAACGCGGGTTTAGTTCAATCGAGATTGCGTAATTGTTCCCCACCCCGTTGGCCCCGTCACCCTGGCCCCAACTAAGTTGGGTGTCCGGGTCCAACAGGCAAGCCACCTTGCCGGCTTCCACCACGTAATGGACGGACGCATATTCTTGGACGCCCACCACCAAAAGGTGTTTGACCGTCCCGTCAAAGGTTGGGCCGGGGGCGGGGTCCCCCCACCAGTGAATGGCAATATAGCGGTACTGATGACCCGGCCACCGGTCATGGTAAAAGGTGGAATCAAATTCCGTAATGGATTCGTAAGTCATGCTGGACGCCTCCTTGGGCATGAAAAAACCCCCGCCCGGGATTGGGTGGGGGTCGGGCGGGGGGACCTATTTGGGGTCCGTGGAGCGCCGCTGGTGGGTCCGTTCCGGCCACGGTGGAATGGATGCCACCGGGACGCCGGCATTGACCAGCAGCAGCCGCAACGCGCCGGCGTATTCTTCCAGGGCCCGCCGGAATTCGGCCTCGGATTCGGCCCGGCGGTCAGCGGCGGACAGCTTCGACAGGACGCCTTGGTTTTTTTCCTTTTCAAGCTTGGCCCGCCCGGACAACCAGGCGGACAGACCGTCAATGACCTTGGGGATAATGAGCCCCAGGCCACCCACGCCAACTAATGCGGTAATCATCTCGGGCGTCATCGGTCCCCCTTTACCTGGTGGGGTCCAAATAGGCCCAATCAATGCGCCGGTAACGTTTGAAAATGTCCGATAGGGCCACGAACAGCAGGGCCACCACCAGCCAAATGGACCCATTGGCCCCAGGACGGGCGGCAAAGGCAAGAGCCGCCGGAAGCAGGGACACCCACCCCACGGCGACTATCAACAGGGAAATCCGTTCCAGCCACCAAAGGCCCCGCAGAACGGCCAGGGCCCCCAGGGTCCCGCCCAAAAAAAGGATTGCCCCCACGCCCACGGACATAACCGCCCCAATGGTGGCGGTCAGCAGGTTGGGAAGACCGCCCATCATGGCCAGGACCCCGGACAGGGCCGCGGCCAGGTTGGCCAGGAATTGGGCGGCATTGATAGCCGCCGGCTCGTGTAGGACGGTCCCCAGCCGCCATATGCCCTCGTCTTCGGTTGATTTCACCCGTTCCCCCTTTCCCTTATCCAATGGCCAGGACCGCCGCGGCGTAACCGGACGTCCCGGCGTTGCCGGCGTTACTGATGGTTGGTTGTGCAGCCAATTGGCCGGTGGCCACCCATACCGTGGAAGCGTGGCCGGCATCCGCCGTCCGGGACGCCACCGCGGTGCCGAGGTTCCAAAGGATGGTCTTATTGCCCGGGGCCCGGGCGTGGCCGAACATGACCACCAGGTCCCGGGAATCCACCGGGTAAAGCCGGGTGGGCAACAGGGTGGACGTTGCGGATGCATTTTGGATGAACTGTTGGCCGCGGGCCAGGTGTCCATTTTGAACCGCCACAATCCAGGCGTCCCACCCGCCGGTCCCGCCCATGGTGGCGGAAAAGGTAGACCCGGCGTCGCCGGCCACCGCGATTTTGGCGAACGCGGACACCCCCGTGTTGGACCCGTTCAGGGCCCCTAGGAACGTCCACCCGGTAATGGCCGTGTTTGAGACGTTCCAGTCACCGCCCACAAAGGCCAACAGCAGGTCCCCCACCTGAACCGTTGCCGGGACCACCACGGTGGCCGGCCCCGCGTTGGATGCATTGTAATTGGACGCCGTGGCCCGGACCGTGGGGGACGCCCCGGACCCGCCGCCGCCGGCCACCGCCCCGGGCTTCCACAACCCGGAAGATGACTCGTAGACCAAGGCTTGGCCGTTGGTGGGCGCGGACGCCCCGGTGGTTTCGACGTCCGCCAGGAGGTCCAGGTTGGCCACAACGTCCACCCACCGGCCCCCGGTGAATTGCAGCAGGGACCCCGCCGCCGGCGACGTTAGGTCTACGTCCGCCAGGTCCCCCACCTTGACCACGGACAGGGACTTGGAAACCGGGATGGGCGCGGACGCGTCCCCCGATGCCTTGGACCCGCCCAATTTGTCCAGTATCTTTTGGGTCTTGACCGCCCGGACTTCGAACCGGCTGGACAGGGTGGCCTCGTATTCCACCGCGCCGTCCGCGTCAATGTCCACGGCCAGGCCCATGACCTTGCGGGCCCCGGATTCCACGTCATCGTCCGGGACCTCAACCGAAATCCAATCTTGGACGTCAAAGTCCACGAACGGTTGCCGGCCTAGCCGGTCCGGGATAATCCGGACGGACCGCGAGGTCTTTTGGTCTTTGGCCAGGGACAAAGACGTGTTGGCAATCATGGACCGGGCGGTGGCGTCGGACGCGTCGCCGGCGGAAATCCACGTGGCCCGTTTGCGCCACTTGGTAGCGGACGCGGTGTCTTCCGCAAAGGCAATGCCGTTGTCCCCGGAATCGGCATAAATCACGTTGGCCAGTTCCCGGCGGGTAATCTTCCGCTTATGTTCGCCTTGGGCCCGGAATTGGGTAAACACCACCGTGTCTTCATGGTGGACGCCGGCCTCTTGGGTGACGAAAAGCCGGAAGCCCGGAAGCATCCGCCAGGCATACTCGTTGGCTTCGCACCACCGCGTTAGCAGGTCCAGCAGGTTATCCCCTGCCTGAACCGTTAAGGCTTGCTGGTCCCCGCCCCACGCTTCGCCTTGGGAATCCATGGTCCCGTCAAAGGTCACGGACACCCACCCCAAATAACCGGCGGCTTGGGCTTCCGTGAACAACTGGACCCACGCCCCCATGGGATAGGCGGTGAAGTCCCGGGCCATGCTGGACGGGTTGGGCATCCCTGCCGGCAGGACCGGGGCCCATGACAGGACGGCCCCCGTCCCGCGGCCACTGATGACCGTTTGGCGGGGCCCGCCGCCGTCCGGGATGACGTCTTCGTCCACGTCTTCCGCCAGGAATTCAAAGCGGACCACGCCGTCTTCCATGATTTGCCAGAGGGCCTCCTGGTCCGCCAGGCGGGTGGTTTCCCCCAGGGGCAGGGACCCCGAAAACAGGTCATCGTCCGCGTCCAGGGTTATGGTTGCCCCGCCCACGTCGTTGGCGTCCACCGTAAAGCCCATGCCGGCGAACCAGCGGACCTCGGCAATGGTGGACGCGTAGTCCCGTTCACTTAGGACCCTTGCCGTCCAACCGATGCCGTCCAGGCCAGCAGCCGGCAGGACGGTTAGGAACTTGGTATTACTAACGCGGGTGGTCATCTAGGGGCCCTCCGTCCGGATTCTTAGGGGGATGCCGGGCGGAAGTAGGCCAGCCGGCACCACAATGGCCACCACGGAATGTTGCATATCAATAACCCCGTTTTCCGGATCAATCGTCCGGGCCGCGGTATAGGCGTTGGCCGTGGGCGGGAACGTCTGCCAGGTCACCGCGGGGACCGCTTGCCACCCCACGGTCCCGCCGTAGTTGGCCTCCACCACGCCGCCGTAAGTGGATTGCAGGTCACCCACGCCAAAGCAAACAATGGTGATGCCGTCCCCGGGACGTCCGGATTGCGGTTCCAGGAACCATAGGTGGGGGGTGGGGGTATGGTTCGAAACGTCCCCCAGGTACATATACTCCACGCCCGGGACGTTGGCCGGGACCGGGACGCCCACGTTGGCAAACATGAAATCCACGCCGTAAAGGATGGTCCGGTCTTCGATGCCCACGTTTTCGTAAACGTCCATGGTCCCGCGTTGGGGGCCGGTGTCTTCCCGGCCCACGTTTTCGTAAATGTCCAAATAGCCGCGGCCCGCGTTCAAGTCCACGGTCAGCTTTTGGGTTGCGGACCAGGCCCCCCAGGTGGTCCCCGCGGCGTCGCCGGTCCGGACGCGCCAATAATAGGTGGTGGCGTTGGTCAGCGCGGTGGCCACCAGGGCGGACCGGACCCCGTCATTGACGGACGTTTGGGTGGTCTGCCAAACGATGGAGCCAAAGCCGGTGTCCGTTGCCACTTGCCAGGTCACGGAAGACGGCGGGACCGTGTTGGAAATCGTGGCCACCAAGGTGGGGTTTAGGACCGAAACCCGGGCCGTGTCCACCGGGGAAACCGGGACGGCGTCCATGGTTTCGGTAACCGCCGTGGCCGTGGCCGTGAACCCCGGAAAAACCGCCGTCCCGCCGGCCCCGTCAATGAACACCATTTAGGCCACCTATCCCGTCTGCGAAATCGTCAAGGCCCCCGCCGGGAGCCTTGGCTGGTCATTGGCCCCGGACACCACAATGGAAGACGTCAGGGGCCCCCCGTACCAAAGGACCCCGCCGGCGGAATTATCGAAAGCCGCCCAATGGGTCAGCGGCGTGGCCCCGGTGGAATAAAGGCCGGTGGCAATCGGCCAGGTGATAGCGGCCAGGGTTGGCGCGGCCAGCTGGCCGGCGGCAATGGTCCCCCATAGGGCGGCGTCATTGGCCTTGGCCACCCGGGCATAGCCGCCGGTGGACGTTGGTTCCGCGCCGGCCCCGAACGGGTCCCCGGTCAGGAGGGCAAAGTACAGATTGGGCAGGGCGTCCGCGTGTTTGTCGGGCCCCAGGTGGGCCCGCAGTGACAGCCGGCGCGCCGCCGTTCCCATTGCAACCATGGGGGCTTACCTTTCGTTAGGTCCAGGAATCGGCCACCGCGGACACCCGCGGGGCAAACAGGCCATATTGGGCATTGGACGGGGTGACCCGCCGCAACGTGATGGGCCCGGATATTGCCCCGGGGGCCAGGGTCCCCAGGTTCACTTGGGCCAGGTAGGCCCCGCCGTTATATGACGCCGTGAATTGCCCCGGGACGGACGGGGCCGGGGACGTGGCGTCCGTCAAAATATCGAAAGACACCCGGACGTTGGCCGCGGACTTGGCCGGACTGATGTTCTTAACCCGGACGATTCGGTCCGCGGACGATGACCGCGGGACGTCGCCCCAATCCAGGGTGGCCGGGTCCATTTTGGTGTTGGTCCCGGCGTTCCAAAAGACCAGCCGGTCCGGGGTTTCCGCCGGCGCGATTTCGCCCCAAACGTGCAGCGAAAAGACCCCCCAGGACCAGGGGCTCGAGCCGTTCAGCCGGAACCGCAACGCCTTTACGGCCAGGACGGTTTCCGCCATTACCCCGGTCCGCCAGGCCGTCTCAAGGGTCCCCATGGTGTACGGCCCGGGAATCGTGGTCCACGTCCCATCCACCCCGTTGGTGGTGTTCAGGCTGTATTGGATGGTGGAAAGGCTATATTGGGCGGCAATGAATATGGCGTCCACGTCCCGCTTTTCCGGGAAAATCAGGACCAAATATCCACTAACGCCAAGTTCCGCCGGGCCGTAAGACCCGCCGCCCTCGTTGGACATAGCGGCGATACTGGACGCGCCAATGTCCAACACCTGGCCCGTGTCCCGGACGTCCAACCAGGCGGTCCCGTCACGGTCGAGCGCCATGCGCCAGGTAGTTGGGTCCGGATAGTTACCGGCCATGATGACCCCCTGTTAGCTCCATGTTGTGGCTTCCGCGAATAGCCGCATTGACCAAAGGGACGGCGCGGCGGTCAGCGGCGTGGTTCGCCGGACGGACAGGACCGCGGACACGGCCCCGGGGGCAAGGTTGCCCATGGTGTATTGGGACACCCACGTGGACCCGTCCGCGCTTAGGGCATGTTGGCCCACCACGGACGGGGTGGTGTCGGTCAGGACTTCCATTGCAACCCGGGGGCTGTTGGCGGTCAGGGTGGTGGACAGGTTTTTGATTCGGAAAGTCCGCGTTTCGGTGGTGTTCCGCTTGACGTCGCCCCAATCCAAATAAGCGCCCGTGACCTCCTGGTCTAACGTGGGATGCCAAAAGGCCAGGCGGTCCACGGACTGGCCGGCGGTGGCCTTGCCGAAAACGTGGACGGTCAGCCCGCCAAAGCTGTTGCCGCCGGTCATGCGGACCCGTAGGCCCTTGACCCCCAGGGCCGCAATGGACACTATGGCCCGGCCCTTGGGGCCGGCTATCGTTTCCCGTAATTCAGCGTCCAGGATGGTGGCCGCGGTGGTCCACGTCCCATCCGTTCCGTTGGTGGTGTTCGTGGACGTTTCCACCACCACACTGGAATTGAGCGCGCCGCCGGGCTGGTTCACGCGGGCATTGACCCCAGCCAGGTCCCTTTTTTCGGGGAAGACCGCAGCCACCCACCCGCCGGAACCGGGGTCCGGTCCGCCCGTGGTCCAGTCATTGACTTGGGTAATTTCGGTGGACGTTAGCGGGGTGCCAACCGCCGCGGACGTGTACCTAAACCATTGGGTCCCGTCCTTATCGAGGGCCAGTTTGGGCCCCGGGACGTCCGGGTAAAAGCCGGCCATGGTCCTGCCTTTCGTTTAGTAGTAGACGGGCCAAAAGGACAGGGTCCCGGACCCGGTCCCGGAATCCGCGGTCAGGGTGACCGATGACGCGCCGCGGCCAAGGCGGAACCAGGACCGCGCCCCGGAATGGGTCAGGGCCCCAATCAGGTTGGCCCCGTCCGAGGTCCGGGTCACGGCGTCGGATTCGGCATCCACCAGGACCCCATCCCCGTTGGCAATGGCGGTTCCCACCTTGACCCAAACGGCGGGGCTCTCGGTGGTGTTGGACACTTGGGGGTTGGCCAGGGACCCCACCAGGTCCAGCCAAACCGCGGTGGTGGCCTCGTCGCCGGGGTTGTTCACCGCAGCCGGGACGCCCTTGGTCAGCGGGACCACAACGGGGGACCCATAAAAGAACGGGTCCGCCATGCCAATGTCCACGGTCACCTTGCCGGCGTACCGGCCCACCCGGGCCCGGGTGACGTCGCCGGCAAAGCCGCGGCCCGTGGCCGTATGCGTTCCCAAGTCATCGGTCCACGTCCTGGTTATGTCGAATTCCTGGCCGGCATCGGGCCGCAGCAGCCGCCGCAAGGTCCGTTCCGCGGCGGCGTAGTTGCCCTCCCAATCGGCGCGGCCACCGGGGCCGTCCTGCCCCAGCAGCCATAAGCCCAGGGTCAGGGTTTGCGAATCCGTCACCCGGGGCCGGAAGCCGGCCCCGGGGCGGAACGCGTATTGCCTATCTTTGCCCCGGACCGGGGGCACCAACTTATCGTCAATCCGGTGGACTTCCGATGCCAGGGAAAGCAGCGGGACCCCGTCAATTGCCCATGTTTCCACCATGACCTATTCGCCCCCGTCCAATCCCAGGTAAGCCACCTTTGCAAGCGCGCCGGCAATGGACCGGCCCGCCGGCTCCGGGGCCGGGTTGTTCACTTCGATTTGATACGTGGGTCCGGCGGTGTCCCCGGGGGCCGCAAAGCCGCCGGCGGGTGCCGGCGATTGAATGGCCCCCACGGTCAGGGAATCCGGGACGCCCACCTGTAGCGTGGTCCCAATGTCCCCCACCACTTTTTGCAGGTCCGGCATATGGGCTTTTAGGGAGTCCACAAAGCCGCCCATAATCCAGCCGCCGGCGGGGACCAACAGGGCCATATCCACCCGTCTTGGGCCTTTGTGTTCGGCAATCCAGGACGCAATCCCGCCCACAAAATCGGTCACCGCGCCCCAGGCACCCTTGAGGCCGTTTAGGAATCCGTCCATGATTTGGGACCCGGCGTTCAGCAGCAGCCCGCCAAGGTTGCCAAGCGCGCCAAGGATCATGCCCGGCAGACCGGCCACCCACCCCACCAGCCCGAGGGCGGCGTTCCATGCGGACGTGGCCATATCCATGAACCAGCCGCCCACGATTCCGGCCAGGTTGGCCAGGAACGCAAGCCCGGCCATAATCATGCCGGGAATTCCGGAAAGCCAGCCAACAAAGCCATTCCAAATTCCCACGGCAAAATCAATTATTCCGGTCCAAATTGAACCTATCCAGGCACCAAAAGCGGAAAGCCCGCCCATAAACCACGAGACGAATCCGTCCCAAATTTCCTTTAGCCAATTTCCGAAACCGCCGAAAATTTCGCCTATCCAATTCCACAGACCATCCCAAATTTGGACCACCCAATTAGCGAATCCGCCTAGGACGCCCATAAACCAGGAGACGAATCCGTCCCAAATTTCTTTGAGCCAATTTCCGAGCCCGCCGAATATTTCACCCACCCACGCAACCATGGGGCCCCAATTTTCGGTCACCCATTTGACCACGGAATCCCAATTGGCAACCAGCCAAATGAGGGCGGCAATCAAAGCCAGGATGCCTAGGACTATCCACGTAACCGGGTTGGCCAGCAGCGGGGCCACCACGGCCCACGCCGAGATAGCCCAGGCCACGAAAGCCGCCACCAAGGTGGTCCCAATGATGGTGGCCAGGACCCCCAGGACCCACGAGTTTTTGGACACAAAGTCCAGGACTTGGGTTAGGACCGGCAAAGCCTGTTCCGCTAGGGCCATGAACGTGGTTTCCACGGTCCGCTTGAGGGTTTCGAGGGCGGTGCCGGGTCCGGAATTTAGGGTGGTTCCGAATTTTTCAGCAGCCCCCGCGGTGGACCCAAAGGCGTCCCCCATGGGGTCCACCATGCCCAAAAAGGCCGGGATTTGATCGGTTCCCAGGTCTTCGAGGGGGGTGCCGAAAAGGGACAGGGCAAGGGCGGATTGTTCCGCCGGGTCCTTTACCCCTTGCAAGGCGTGGACAATTTCGCCCATTGCTTTATTGGCGGACGGCCCACCCTTGAGTAATTCGTTGGTCATTTTTTGGGTGTCCAACCCCAGGGTGTCAAACGTGGTTGACGTGGACTTGGACATATCGGTTGCCCTAATGGTGAATTCCTTTAAGGCGTCGCCCATTTTGTCCATGCCAATGGCACCGTTGGACCCTGCCGCCACAATCATGCCCATGGCGGTTTCGCCGTCAATTCCCAGGCCGGCAAAGTGTTTGGAATATTCGTCCATAATCGGGAACACTTCGCCCCGCAAAGAGGCCGGCAACTTTTGCATGGACGCCGTTATGAGGTCCATGGCTTGCGTTCCGTTGGCGGCAAGTCCGGTCTTCATAAGAATGCCGGCGGTGGTGGCCGATTCGGAAACGTCCACGTCAAAGGCCGCGGACAGGTTCATGGCGGACGCCGTGATGGTTTCCAGGTCCCCGGCGGACGCGTCCGCCATGCCACCAATGGAAGACATAACGGACCCCACGGCCTCGGAAACGTCGCCCATGCTTTCGCCGTAGGCCCCGGCGTAAAGCTTGCCGGACACCGCGCCGGCCTTGGCGGACTGTTCCGGGGTCAGGTTCAGTTGGGCCCCAAGCTTGGCCGAGAGGTCCGCTTTTTCGATTGCCCCCCCGAAAGCGTCCGCCACGCCCATGCCAAGGCCGATGCCCGCGGCCAGGCCACCTATTTTGGCAACGGACCCAAAGGAATCCCCAAAGCCCTTTCCGGACTTTGCGCCGGCTTTTTTGCCGGCCCCCTCGGCGTCGGGGACCAGTTCCTTTTCGATCTTTTCCCGGCCACCCTCAAAGGACGGGACAATGGACACATACGCCGCCGCCAGTTCCACCGCGTTGCCACCGGCCATTACTTCGCCCCGTTCCACCAGTTGTCAAAGTCTTTTACCGGGATAGGTTCGGACCCGTATTTTGTTGATTCGGTCTTTTTGCCGGGCCGCGGGATGGGCTTGGGCTTGGGCGCGGTCCGCTTGCCGGCCCGTTGCCAGTTGCCGCCGGCCAGCAGGTCCACCGCATGGGCCAGCAGGTCAGCCAAGACCATGCCGGAAGCCCAGGCGGCGAGGTCCGGCTGGACTTCCCGCATTAGGGCCGATGCCGGCCCGGACCTATGGACCACCACGTAAAGGTCCCGCCAGGACAGGGCCGCGGTTCCCAGGTCATCCAGCCGCAGCCCCAGGGCCAACAGGTCATATTCGACGGCCTCGCCATGATCGGCAAGAATCAGGGCAAGGCCGGCGATTCCCCCACGGATACCTTGCTTGCGTCCTGCCAGGCTTTCAGCAGCGCGGCCAATTGCTGGTCATCCAAAGCGTCCGTGACGCCCGGGGAATACTGTTCCAACATCTCGAGTTGCATGGTCCCCAGGGCCCGCAAATCGTCCGTGTCCGGGTCTTTGCCAGCCTGTTGGGCGGCTTGGATGGGCCGGGCCAGGCGTTCAAGCTTGGACCGAAAGCCAATCGGGGTGTACTGCATTAGGGGCAGGGACCGGGTTTTCCGTTCCCCCGGGACCTTGAATTCGAAAACGTTCTGTTTTAGTGACGCCTTGGACGCCGGGACTTCGAAAACCACGGGTTGGGCCTTTCGCTGGTTGGGGGCATGGCTGGTTAAATGGCGACGCGGACCCACCCCCGGGGGTCCGCGTCGCCGGTCTTGCGGGGCCTATGCCCTGGTGTATTCCAGCGCCGTGGACGTTCCCACGGCGTTGGTGACCACCACGTCCACCGGGCCCGCAGAGCCCGCCGGCATGGTGGCCACGATGGTTTCCGAATCCACCACGGCGTAATCCGAGGCCGGGGTCCCGTCAAAGGTCACCGCGGTGGCCCCGCTGAACCGGGAACCCTTGATGGTGACCAGCTGGCCGGTTGCGGCGGGGTCAGGCTGGCCGGTCACGGTGGACACCGCGGGAACGCCGGCGGTCAAGACCTGGCCGTCATCGAGGTAAATGTAGACGTTCACCCCGTTGGCGTCCGGGTAAGTTGCCATGGTCACGGGCCAGGTAATGGCCCCGGACTTGACGAAAGCAACCTCGCCGGTTTCGGACACCTGGCCGTCCGGGACCACGATAAGGACCCGGGCCTCGCCGTCTTTGATTTTGAAAATCCACGGTTTCCGCGGCATTTCCGTGGACCGCAGCAAAGCGGTAATCCGCTTGCCCTCGGTGGACGTGGCATCCACCACCGTGACGTTGTCATCCCCCAAGTAGTTTTTGAGGGACTGTTCGTTGGTTTCCAGGTGGGCCCATGCAAGCTTGGCCGCAAATTCGGTCAGCAATTCCCGGACCACGGACCCGGACCAATCGCGGACCTGTTCCGTGGAACGTTCCGGGGTCAGGGTCAGCCCGTCTTCCGAGATATAGCCCGAATCTTCGAACGCCGGGTCTATGGCGTCATCCAGGCCGGTGGGGAGGGTAGTCCCCCGCGGCGCGGACAGAATGGGCCCGGTGGTCAGTTGGTCCGGCGCGCCGGTAAGAACATTGGAAGCAATGACAGACATTTGGTTTGCCCCTTTCAGGCAGTGGAAAAACTATGCCCGGACGATTTGTCCGCGCATGGACACCGCGAAAGTTGCGGAGTATCGGGCCCGGGACGTGACCGGGTCCGAGTCTTTGTACGGCAGGGAAAGGGCGCGGACGTCATTACAGACCGTTTGCCCCATGTAGCCCAGGCGTTCCGCGGCCAGGACCAGGCCGGCGCAACGCCGGGCTATGTCCGATGCCCGGACGTCATCCCCCGGGCCCGCGCCCCAGGCGGTCAGGGTCAATTGGATATTGGCCACCAGGACGTCCCGTTGGTTCCCGCCGGTAAGACGTACCGTGACCGCTTCCGCCGGCGGTTCATAGTCCGGGGACGCGGCGTCCATGGCCCCCAGGACGGCCACCTGTTCGAACCCTGGTTGCTGGCCCAAGAGGTTGCGTAGGTAAAGAATCAGGACGGTTTCGCCGTCTGCCGGTTCCACGATTTCAACCACGGCCCGCCCCAATCGCCCGGGTTAGGACTTTGTCCGTGGCTTCCCGCCGGGCGGCGTCCCACGATTCCGTGGCCACGGTGGCCCGGGCGCGGTTGGACCCCACGGACGTTTCCACCCCGAACCCCTCGCCCGCGCTGGTGGCCATGGACCGGGCCCGCCGGGCGACGTCCGCCAGGGCCGCTTGGGACCGTAATATCTTGCGGAAGCCGCCAGTTTTGAAAACCAGCTTTGTGACCTTGCCGCCAACGTTCATGGGTCAGCCTTTCCAATCAATCAGCAGGACCAAGACGTGGTCCAAAGCGCCGGTGGGCGAACGGTGCCGGGCCGGTTCCCCGTCCACGGCGTACCGCCGGCCCTGCCATTCCACGGCGTCCGTGGCCTCAACGTCCGTACCGCCAGGGGCGAACCAGGACCACCGGACGGCCACCGCGCCCACCCGGTTATCCAGGACCTCTTGGGACGCCCCAGGTTGCAGCAGGGACCCGGGGACGGGCCTACGGGTTGCCGTGTCCCCGTAGTCCGCCCGGCGGGTCCCGCGGGCGTCCGTGGTCCAGGTGGGCCGGATAATAACCGGGGTGTCATTGGCAAAGGATGGAAGCATCCGGACCCCTAGATTTTGTAAGTGGCCAGGACGTCAAGGTCCCGTTGCAGCAGCGAAAGCCCGCCGGACACCCCGGGGGCCGTGGTGGCCCAAGCAATAGAAACCGTTCCTGCCTGTTCCCTGGTTGCCCCCATCGGGGACGCCAGGGCGTTGGCGGTTACCTGCTTGACGATTTGGGCCACGTCCGGGACGTCCGCCAGGTCATAGCCGTGGCGGACCCGGACGGACACCGCGCCAAACCGGTTGGACCAGGCGTTGGCGTCCCGGAGGGACACCATGCCATGGCGGGAAAAGTCCACCCGGGCGACGTCCACCGCGTCCCCCGCGTTACTTGCGGACAGGACCTCCAGCAGCCGCCCGGTAGGCAACAGCAGCAGGGACCCGCCCGGGCCGTCCCCGGTCAGGGTTTCTTCCAGGACCGGGGCGATATGCCACCGGGCCCAACGGCGGACGCCGGCGGACGCGCCGGCCAGCAGCGGCAAGACCCGGGGGTCTTCCGCGGACACCTTGCCGTTGGTCCAGACGGAAAATTCCGCCGGGGTCACCAGGGGCGGAAGACGGAAAGCCGATTCCGCCGGCTCGATAACTTGCGTGGTCACGGCCCGTCCCCCCTGTTCCTATTCGGCTTTGGTGGCGGCGGCGCGGGATTTGTTCAGCGGCGCGGGTGCCTGTTTCGCCGGCGTCCTGCCGGCGGTGGTCTTGGCGGTGGTCTTGGGTGCCGGCCTCTTGCCGGCTTCCACCAGGTCCGCGGCGGTCAGCCCACGGGCCTTGGCGTCCGCGTCCGATAGGCGCAACGTGGTGGTGTTCCCGTTGGCCGTCACGGTGTACTTTTTGAGCCCCATGGCGGGCCCCCTTTCGGTTGGGGTGGACGCGGGGCCCCGGCCCCAGCCAGCAGGGGCCCCGCGTCCGGTCATGGGTTGACTTAGGCGCGGACGTCCACGTCAACAAAGGCCGTGGGACGGACCACGCCAAAGGCGACGCGCTCCTCGGCCAGAACCGCCACCATGTTGCGGATAAAGAAATCCGCGTGGGAATCGGTCATGGTGACCGTGGTTTCTTCGCGGTCCCAAAGAACCGCCTTGGTGAAATCGCCCAGCAGACCGCGCCCGGCGGGGATTGCTTCCGATTCCAGAACCGGGACGCCCCAAAGGGTCCGGGGACCAAGGGCGAACGGACCCGCGCCAAGGAACTGGCCCGAATTCGCACCCTCGCGGGCAAGGTCGATAATTTCCACGTCTTCCGGGTGCAGGGCAATGGCGTTAGGAACCACCCGGCCCACCGTCCGGGCCTTGGTAAGCGCCTTGCGGGTGGTCACGAAAATATCGGAATCAAACGCTTGGGACTGAATCCCGGACGTTTCAAGGATGCCCTCGAGGTTTTCGCCGGAACCGTCACCCAAAAGGATCTGGTTTTCTTCGGCTTCCGCAATGTCCGCCCGCAGTTCGTCATTAATCAGGCCCTCAAGCTGTGCAGCGTCCGCAAGGGCGCGCTTGGTGGCCGGGACCCATTCGGCAATGGTCTTGACGGTTGCGGTCTTCCGTTCGAAAGCCCAGGAACCCTCGGGCTTGACGCCGCCGGCCACCGCGGTGGCGGTGCCGCCGGTGCCGTCGCCAATGGCGGCGGTGGACGTGGCTTCCGGGACGGGGGCCGCGGCGTTCGTGTGGGCCGTCTGGACCACATATTCCACGGTGTCCGAACCGGTCCGGCGGACGCTAATAACGTCCCGGATGGTCAGGGGGCGACGCCCCAGGGCCTCGAGGATGCCGGTCTGTTCCGGGGTCACAAAGACCCCGGCGGACGTCCCGTCACCACCGGTAAACAGGCCCTTTACCGAGATTGGGTCCGTCTGGAAACGGGCCTTTTCGGGGACGCGGTTTCCGAACGGGGCCATTGCGGCCTTGAATTCCGCGGACCCTACCACCTGTAGGCCAAGGGACTTGACCCGGGTAAGCGCGGTTTCCGTCTGCTTGAGGGCGTCCACGTCCGCCACGGCGGCGTCCCCGATTTCAGCGGCAAGGCCACGGGCCTCGTCAATGATTGCGGCATCCGCCTTGGCGGTTTTCAGGGCGTCCAGACGGTCCCGGGCTTCGCCCATGGCCTTGCGGTAATCGCCCTCCTCGTCCGCGGTCATCAGGCGGTTTTCGCCGTCTGCCTTTTCCGCGATTTCCCGGGCGCGCTTTGCAGCGGCGGCGGCGGATTCCTGAAGTTTCTTAATGCGGTCCACGGTTTTGCCCTTTCCTTTGGCAAGAAAAAACCGCCCGGCGGGATGCCGTGGCGGTTAGTGGGTTTGGTTGTTCAGTTGCTTAGGCGTTGGCCGCTATTTCCGCGTCCAATGCCGCCCATGCCAGGGATAGGGCGGACGGGTTGGGGCTTGGCTCCTCGGCCTTGACGTCCGGCGGGTCAGTGACCCCCGGGACGCCCTCGGCCTTGGCTTCACCTGTACCGGTGGCCTTTTCCTGATCTTCGGTTGGGGCCGGTTCCGCCGCAGACAACACGGCGTCGATGGAATCCCGCGCCGCCCGCAACGAATCAACATGCTTGGCGGACAGGACCCGGCCCTCTTTGATACCCCCGGAAAGCGAGGCCATGGCCGTTTTGACGGCCAGGATTTCGGTTTCCTGGTTAGCCCCGATTGTCACCAGGGACACTTCGTAAATTTTGACCTCGTGCAGTTCGTAAACTTCCACGCCGTCCAACTGGCCCCAGGATGCCCGGATGACGTCATAGGCAAAGGACAGTTGGGAAATTCGCCGGCCCTTTAGGAGTTTGTAAACTTGGGCCCCCTTGGGGGACGTCAAGTCCAATTGACCGCGGACCCGGAGCCCGCGTTCGTCTTCCTTAGCTTCGATGACGTGGCCCACGTTATAGTCCGGGTCCGCCATGTTGTGGCCGAAAAGGACCGGCAGGAAATTATCCGAACCGGCCCAATCGGCCAGGGTGTTGGCAAATGCGCCCGGCTGGACCACGTCCCCGTAACTGTCAATGTTTCCAAAGACGGAAGCGTAAGCCTCGAATTGCCCGTCTTCCAGGCCGGCTTCCGGGCCGGCCTTTAGCTGGACTGTTGCGTTTTTCACTTTCACGGTTTTGCCTCCGTTCTTTAGTCATCGGTTGCGGGGTTTATTTCCACGTTGCATTCGCAACCGGCCACCTCGTCCGGGCCCTTGGCGGGGTCCCCCGGCCACTTAAGGCCGTTGCTGAACTTGGCGTCCACGGCCACGGTTTCCCCGTCCATGCGGGCGTGGGATTTGCGGCTGTTGGACGAATTGGTCCGCCACGTCTTGGTGGCTTTGCCGCCAAGTAGTTTGTGGGCCACTTCCACCGCAACGAATGACCCCAGGGCGGCAAGGGTGGACTTGCCGGCGGCGGGGGCCCGTTGGGCTTCCGCCGTGTCAAAGACCGTTGCCGGTTCCGGGCCGTCTTCCGAATCGTCCGCCAGGGCGGTTTCCAACTGGTCCCGGGTGGTGTCATTCACCCATTCCGCCCGGGCCCCGGCAAACGCCTCAAGAAACGCCAAGGTGTTGTCCAGGTCATAGGCCGCGGGGTCAAACCCCAGGGACTTGGCCAGGTCCGCCCCCATGGCCCCGGAAAGGTCCGTGGCCGCGGCGAACAGGTCCGCGGCTAGTTCCTTATTCCACCGGGCGGCGTCCCACCAATCCCCGCCGGCCCCGATAGCGGACAGGACGGATTCGCGTTGGTGTTTGAAAAACTGTTCATAGACCGCCACCAACGCCGCCGGCCCGCCCTCTAAATCCGCTTTGAACCCCGCCGGCTTGCCGGCTTTGATAGCCCGCGCCGGGCCGGCCAGCTGGCCGGTATCCGGTGCCGAATCTTGCGGGGATGCTTGCCCGCCGGTTACCACGTTCAGGGGCACAATAAGTTCGTCCCCGTCTTCCAGCGCCGGCAAGTTGTTTAGGGCCCTGGCCTCGTTGCGGGTCATCCACGGGCCCCCCACGGATGCTTGGATTTGGGTTGCCTGTTCTTCGAAAGAACCCCGCAGCTTTTCCGCCAGGTTGAATTCCACGTAAGTGCCGGCGGAATCGTCAAAGTCCGGGAGCAACTGCAAGGCGATTTCTTCCGCAATCATGGACAGCCACGGCCCCAAGGTGTCTTGGTAGAGGTGTTTGTGCTGTTCTTTGATGTTGGAAAACGTGGCCGAATCCATGACCCCCACCATGGTGGGCGGGATGAAAAAGGCCGCGGCCACCTCTTCGCGGGTCAGTTTCCGGGCTTCCACATATTGCAGTTGTTCAGCCGTTTGGGACGCGGCAACAAATTTCATGCCGTCTTCCAATATGGGCGTCCCGCCGGCTTGGGCCCCGGTCCCGTTATATTGGGACGTCCACGAATTCCGGAACCGGTCCGCCGCGGTATCGGACCAGGCCGGCGCGCCCACCGGGCGTTCCAGGTAGCCCGAAACCCGGGCCCCGTTCCGCAAGGTGTTTTCCCGCATCCGCCCGGCTTCGTATTCTTCCGCCAGGACCCGGCGCAAAGCCTCGATGGGCGGTTGCCCGCCAAGGTCCCCGTCCGGGGAATAGCCGCGGAAGTGGACCACCTGGTCCGCCGGGAAAATCTTTTTACCCTTGGACCCCACGAATTGGAACGCTTCCGGCCACAACCAGGAATCCCCCACCGGGGTGACCCTGGCCGGCGGAAGCCGCAGCAGGTAACGCCCGCCCTTGCCGTTCATTTTCAGCCAATAGGCCCGGTCATAAATGCCGTAGTCCCGGACCAAGGCGTCCATAAGCCTAAAACGGGTGGTCCCCGGGTTGGGCCGGTTTAGCAGGTTGATTAGTCCGGAATCGGTCAGCCGTTGGCGGTCCGTATCGGAAACCCGTTTGAACTGGTGCAGACCAAGGGACGCGATATTCCGCCCCAGGAAATCAACCACGGTCCGGACCGCGCCTTGGGTCTTCCAAATCGCGGCATAGTCCGCGGTAAAGTCCGCGGCCAATTTCAGTTGGGAAGCCGGCAGGGCGGCGGGCTTGGACAGACCTTGCAAAGCCCCTTGGGAAACAACGAAAGCCACGGCCTACACCCCACCCCGGTCTAGTGTTTGGATGAAATCGACGTCACAACGTTGGACCACGGCCTCGCCGTCAATGGGTGCCGGGGCCACGCCGGCTTCCAATGCGGTGGCTTGGCGTAGGAACAGCAGGTCCCCGGCCTTGCGGACCAACAGGCCGTCCAGGCCGCGCCCGGATTTGAGATTGATAACCACCCGGCGGGCAACCAGGGTCCGCCAGGAATACGCCCAATCCATGACTAGCCGGATGCCGGCCAGCAGCGCGGCCAGCCCCAGCAGGACCGCCACCACAATTTGCAAAACCACCACGGGGGCCGTCCTTTCAAACCACCATTAGGGAACCGGATTCATAGGCCGATACCGGGACCACTTCCACCGGTTGCAGGACGTCCCACGCCGCGCCGGTTGCGGCCATAAGCGGGGCCGCGCCGTAGGGTGACGCCTTGCGGTTCCAGACCCACGCCTCGCCAAGTGGCTTGGTAACCGCGGTGCCGGCGGCAAGGTCCAAAACAGGTTGGGGCAAATGCCAAATCCGGACGGGCCGGTCATCTTCCGTCTCGGCTTCCGCGCCGTCCGGGGTCCACTGGTGGGCCTTGACGCCGTCATAGAACTTGCCGCAGCCGCCGCCCAAGTCCGGCCCGCCCCACTCCACCACCGTTAGGTGGTCGATTTTTTGCAGGTCAGCCAGCAGCCCGGACACCGGCGCGCCCCGGGACTGGACCACCACCCGCATGGGCCGGGCCGCGGACGCCCGTTCCCGGAACCAATCCACGGTCCAGGTGGACCCATACCTTGCGGCCACCACTTCCACGTGGACGTCCTGGTCCAGCCGCCGGCCAGCAGCGGCGATATAGGACCGGGTCCGGTCATGTTCGGTATCAATGCAATAAGTCACGGACGCGCCGGCGGCAATCGCGGAATCCAGGTCCACGCCGGCTTCCCAAGACCCCGGGGGGAACGGGCCCTCATTGGTCCCGTCATTCCATTGGCAAAGAACCTCGGTTCGGAAAATCCATTCCGGATCAGTCTTCCGCGCCGCGGCTATCGCCCGTTCCGTAATGGCGTAACCAAGGGACGGGTTAGCAGCGGCCCACCCGTCCCGGTCATCCAGGGAACACCCCGGCGGGGCGGACCATTCGAAAATCCCGAGGGCGTCATCTTCCGCCGGCGGGTTGTCTTCCAGTTCAGCCGGCAGGGCATCCACCAGGTCCGGGGTTAGGCCGTCCGAGTTGATTCCGTCCGGGTCCCCAAGGGCGGCGTGGGCCATTTTCCGCAAGTACCGCAAGACAATGGATGACGCGTCCCCGGCGTTGGACAGGGCCAGGATAATGGCCATGGCCCGGGCCATGGTGGTTTTGGTAATCGCGCCCCAGGCATCCCAAGACTGATGTTCGCGCAACTCGTCCAAAAGGATTAGGTCCCCGGAAAGGCCACGGCCACCGCGCCGGCTGGCCGTCTGGACTTTGTACCGTTCGCCGGTGGTCAGGTCCAACGATTTTTTGCCGTTGGTCTGGTTTACCTTTTTGATTTCCGCGGCCAGTTCTTCGCATTCTTCCGCGATTTCCACCGCGCCGGCCCAAACCTCCTCGGCAATGTCCAGGTTTTGGGCGGTGCCGATGACCAGCCGGGCGGCGCGGACATACATAAAGAACAGGGCCAGGACTTGGGCAAGGGTGGACTTTCCGTTCTGCCGGGCCACCAGCAAAACCACGGTCCGGAACCGGAAAGACCCGTCCGGCATAAGTTCCAAAGCGTGGATAAGGAACCACTTTTGCCACGGGAACAGGTCCAGCCCCAGCAGGTCTTCCGCAAATTCGATTGCCTTAAAGCCGGCAGACGTCCGCGGGGTCAGTTTCCGCAAAGGCGGGGTAAAGATTCGGGGGACCTCGTGGCCCAACCGGGGGCTAGGCGCGCTTCCGGCCCGCCGTCTTGCCGGCGGTGCCGCCTTGGATGCCGCGGAGTTGGGCAAGTTTGCCACCCCCCGCGTCCTTTTTTTCTTCCAAACGGTTGCGCCCGGCTGGTGTCAGCCCCAGGGATTCGCAATATTTCAGGTAAAGACCTTGGGTGACGTTATCGAATTTGCCGTCTATGACCGGGAATTCCACGTCATCCAGCCGTTGGGCCATTTGCAGCAGGACCACCACGGCCCCCTCGTCCAACGGCCCGATGACCCCCGCGGCCTTGCCGGCTTGGATAGCGTCCGCGGTGGTCTTCCAAATTTCCCCCATCAGAAAACCACCCCCGTTTGTGTAATCCGCCGGCGTTACAGAAACGCCGGCCCGTTTGTATAACTGGACCGTCAATAACCTTTAGACGATAATCACGCGCGCGCGCGTCCCCGGGTAAAGCCTCGGGGGGGGATAGATCACTGCCGGCAAAGGGGCCTTGGGCCCCAGGGTGCAGCGATTTTGACCCCCTTACCCCCCACCACTGACATTTGGGCCGGCGTGGGGTCCCCTACCA